CGGTCCTTGGGCCGAAGCCGCCGATAGCGTGCAAATACGTGGGTTGTGAAAAGCCGCACTACGCCAAGGGGGCATGTCAGTACCATTGGCTCAGAGAGAGGCGCGGAATTTTTTCTGACGCTGACATGGGGCGTAGGCGAAACGGTGTCGCGGCAGAGCGCAATGGGGCGGGTCAAAAGCAGTGCAACACATGCGAGCTGTGGCTGGACCCTGCGCAGTTCATGCGCCACAAGGCGACATCGGACAGTCTTCAGGTGCGATGCAAGCAATGCACTTACATAGAGCGGCATCGCACGCAGTACGGTCTTTCACGCGCTGACATCGCGCGCATCCTGCATGCACAGGATCACAAGTGCGCGATTTGTCTACGTGACATCTCTAGGCGCTACGTGGTTGACCACGACCACGCGTGCTGCCCCGGCATACGATCCTGTGGAAAGTGCGTGCGCGGATTTTTGTGCGACACCTGCAATCTAGGGATCGGCGCGTTCCAAGACGATACCCCGCGAATGCAGGCGGCGGTCAAGTACATACGAAAGCATCGGAAGTAACCGAATTCTAAGGCCCCGAAAGGGGCCTTTTCATTTGCCCCAAGGAACGTACGGCCACGAAGCTGACGACACTTGGACCAGCCGCAGTCTGTTCCCGCAGACTGCTTCGCCGGAAGCCCCCTGCCAAGGGGGCTTTTTTATTCCAAGGACGCCACATGACTAGCCGAGCACAGATTGAGACGCGCATCACTGCCGTCGAGTACGTGAAGCGCGGAACCAAAACGCTCGCGTTCGTCGCGTTGGATAACGGTTGGGTGCAGTCAGGAGAAGCCGACTGTGTGAACCCCGCCATTTATGACTCAACAGTAGGGGCGCAGATCGCCTATGAGGACGCAGTAAACCAACTGTGGCCGCTGTTGGGATTCCTGGAAAAAGAGGACGCGTACCGAGCGCAGAAGGCACTCGATGGAGTGCGTCCCGAGTAGTACACGCACCCAGGAGCCGGGGATGGATGCTGACATCTGGAAATTCGCGATCACCTTCATCGGCTCCGGTGGGCTGGTTGCTGCACTCCTGAAGATTATCGGTCCCGCGCTGAAGTTGAACAGCGTGGGCAACGATTCGAGCGCCCGCGCCATTGCGCAGTGGGAAAAGCTCTATGCCGAGCAAAAAGAGGAATCCGCCGCCGCGCTCGCGGCACTGGAAGTGGCGAAGGAGAGTGCGGCGAAATCCGAGGCTCGTGCATCTAAAGCCGAGCGCAAGACCGCCGACCTCGAAGCGAGGCTGGCGATTGCGTTCGAACGAATCCGCCAACTCGAAGAGAAAAGCCCATGACCCATCAAGCAAAACGCGCCCGCGCTACCTATGCGCTTCTTGCCTTGCTGATCGTCCTCCTGCCGATGACTGGATGGTTCGCACGCTCCGCGAGCGAAAAGACGAATAACGACCTCCCTACGGTTTTCCGCCAGTCCGATTTGATCGGCGTACGCGCTTGCGGGCCGCTTTACACCGTCTCTCAGAGGGCTGACCATGTTCGACGTTGAGAATCCGGCTGAAGAGGCGCTTGACCCCATGCACGGGGACGATCAAGCGGCCGAACAGGACGCTATCGCCAAGGAAGAGCTGGCGCGCGTCGAACGCCTTCAGATGTTTCAGGAAATGCTGTGCACGCGGCGCAAAGAAGCGGTTGCGGCGCGCGTCGCGAGCAGCGTTGAACGCCGCTGGCTGGACGATTTGGACGGCTACCACGGCCGCGACTCGGCCACGCGCCGGATTGAGATGATGGACACGCTCGCCGGCCGTGGTTCGGTGCCGCGCGGGGGCTCTTCGGGCGATTCGCAGACCTCGAATCGCTCGACGGTGTTCGTGCAGCTCACGCGGCAGAAAACGAACGCGGCCGCAGCGCGCGTTTCGGACATGCTGTACCCGCAAGACGACAGGAATTGGGGTATCAAGCCCACGCCGGTGCCCGAATTGCTGAACGCGGCCAAGCAGCAGAACAGTCCGGCGGTGATTGACCCGCAAACGAACCAGACGCTGCCGCATCCGAACGTTCCCGGCCAGAATTTGACCCTCGCGGACCTCGCTGCCGAGCAAATGCAGATCGCTCAAGAGAAAGCGAAGGGCATGGAGCGGGAAATTGACGATCAGTTGACCGAATGCATGTACAACGCAGAGGGTCGCAAGGTCATTCAGGACGCGGCGATGCTCGGAACGGGCATTCTGAAGGGTCCGGCGGTGATGAACCGCATCGCGAAGAAGTGGAAATCCGTTAAATCGGTCGATCCGCAGACGCGAAAGACGCAAATCGTCCAAGTGCTCGAAATGATCGAGCAGATTCGCCCGCGTAGCTACCGCGTGGACCCGTGGGACTTCTATCCGGACCCCGCGTGCGGCGAAAACGTGCAGGACGGCTCGTATGTGTTCGAACGGGAGTTCATGCCCGGTCGGCGGCTGGCCCAACTGGCGAAAGTCCCCGGTTACAACGCTCATGCGATCGTGCTGTGCCTGCAAGAAGGGCCCCAGCACGTGCGCGCGGAAGAGGGTTCGTACAACGAGAACCAGCGCGCGGCCGGCGAAGCCTACGACCAGTCGAATGCGTACGACGACAAGCGTTTTGAGATTTGGACGTACACGGGCGACGTGTCGCGCGAGGATTTGGAGACGGTTGGGGTCAAAATCCCCGACGATCTGGAGTCCTGGCTGACGACTTTCAGCGGTGTGATCGTGATGTGCAACTCGCGCATCATCAAAGCGATGCTGAACCCGCTGGATACGGGCGATTTCCCCTATGACGTGTTCGTATGGGAGCGCATGGCCCTCTCGCCGTTCGGCGTGGGCGTCCCGTACCTCATGCGCTACGCGCAGCGCACGCTGAACGCCGCATGGCGCGCGATGCTGGACAACATGGCGCTTTCCAGCGGCCCGCAGATCATCATGAACCGCAAGGCAGTGACCCCGGCTGACGGTAGCTGGAACCTGACCGCGCGGAAAATCTGGCACATGACCGGCGACAACGACGATGTGCAGAAAGCCATGATGGTTTTCGAAGTGCCTTCGCATCAAGCCGAAATCAGCAACATCATCCAGATCGCGCAGCAGTTTGCCGACGAGGAAACCAGCCTCCCGCAGATCGCGCAGGGCGAGAAGGGCACCGCGCCGGATACGGTCGGCGGCATGTCGATCCTGATGAATAGCGCGAACACGGTGCTGCGCCGACTCGTCAAGCAGTACGACGATCAGGTGACGCGCCCGCACATCCGGCGCTATTACGACTGGAACATGCAGTACAGCACGAAGGAAGACATCAAGGGCGACTTTGAAATCGACGCCCGTGGCTCGTCTGTCCTGATTGTGCGCGACCAGCAGCAACAGGCTGTGATGCAGATGTTCGAGTTCGCGCAGAACCCCACGTTTGGCGTTTACGTCGATCCGATGAAGCTCTTCAAAAAGGGCTTGGAGATGAACCATCTCACGCCGGATGACGTGATGCGTTCGGACGCGGAGATTCAGCAAAAGATGAAGGAGATGGCGCAGCAGAAAGCCCCGCCGGACCCGCGCGTGCAGGCCGCGCAGATCACCGCGCAAGCTCGCCTCGAAGAAACAAAGATTCAAAACGATGGCGAGAAGGCGTACATCGACACGCAGGCGCAGATTGCCCGCGACGATCATGCCGCACGCATGGGCGAGCTTCAGATGAAGCGCGAGTTGGCGATTCTCGAATACGCCAACAAGAACGGCATGCAGCTCATGCAGATCAAGGCCGACCTCGCGCAGCTCGCTCTGAAGCTCAACAGCGACCGCGCTATGAAAACCGCTGAGCAGATGACCCGCGCCAAGGGCTCCGAACCTGGACCGGGCGACGGCGCGGCCCCCTCTCTTTCACCGGACACGCCACTCCAATGAGCACGAAAAGCACGATTCAAGCTTCCCTCGGGAACAACAACATCCTCACCGTGACCTTCGACAGTCTGTTGAACGGTGAGGCCGGCGACGTGATTGGCCCGGATCGCAACCTCTGGTCGGATCGCTCGGTGCAGGTGTCTGGCACCTTCGGCGCGTCCGGCACGGTGGTGTGGGAAGGCTCGAATGACGGCGTGAACTTCTTCACGCTGTCGTCCCCGCAAGGCACGTCGCTGACCTTCACGTCTGGCGGGCTGAAGCAAGTCCTCGAAGGCGTGCAGTTCGCGCGCCCGCGCGTGGTTTCCGGCGACGGCACCACGAATATTCAAGTCACCCTGTTGCTTCGCCTGCCGACGATGCGCGCCGGTTAAGGGGTCCCCATGGTTCAGAAAGTCATTCTCCGACGCGGGAACATCACCGGTTTCAAGGGCGAAGTGACCCTTGGCGAAGACTGCCGGACCTTGTACCTGCATGACGGCATTACCCCGCACGGCATGCGCGTGGCGATGGTGAGCGAGCTGGGTGAGGGCGGGGGCGGCGACCCCGGCACCGGCGCGGTTACGTCCGTGGCCGGCCGCACCGGCGACATTAATCTGGTCGTCGCAGACGTGGCGGGCGCGGCGCCCAGCGTCAACCCGAACCTCAGCAATCCGACCCTGACCGGCACGGTTTCCGTGCCCACGGTGTCGGCCGACACAAGCAACACGCAGGCAGCGAGCACCGCGTACGTCCTCGGACAGGCGGCGAACACCACGCCGCTGGTCGAATCGGGCAGCGGCTCAATCGGCAGCTCGACGCGCTTCGCGCGGGCCGATCACGTGCACCCGGCGGCCGCCGGCGGCGGGGGCGGCACGACCACGGTACGACAGGCGGCGCTGCGCAACTGGAAGAAGTCCAACACCGGCCGCATTGTGTCGCTGATGGGCCGCGCGCAGTCGGGTTTCTCGCGCGGGCGCATCTTGCTCATCGGGGACTCGTACACGGCGGGCTACGCGGGGGCCGGCAACGGCTTCGCCGGTGGCCGCGCGCAGTCGTTCGGCTCGCATCTGGCGCGGGCCATGGCGGGGCGCGGGATGGCCGCCTCGGCCGATTGGGCGCTGGGTGACGGCAACGGCGGCGACATTCCTACGCTG